GATGTTTTTAATGGATAGATATGTTCTTTAATTCTTTCCATTGTAATTTCTTGTAGTGTGTATGCTAGGTCATCTATACCATGTTTAGAAATTTTAATTTGTTTCCATTCTGGATATTTTCTTTCTAATATAGGTCCTTCTAAAATCCAAGATAATACATTATAGTAATAGTCACTATGTTTTCCATAACCAACTTTACCCATAAGTTTACTTGCACCTAATGTTCCAAATCCTGTCAAGTTAGACATATGATTCCATAACCACCCAATAGGAAGTTTTGATGATAAATCAGTTGCGTTGCCGTCTTTGTCAAAGAATACACATCTATATCTTGAGCCAATACCATCTATTGCAAGTATATCACTTTGTTTATAACCTGAATTTAAAAATGCATAAGCGGCATGTGATTGATGATGGTCAATATAATAAATGCCATCTTTATAGTGTCTTTGCCATAATGTTTTAACTTCATAATCTAAAATTTCATCGTGACCTTTAAATATAGTATTCCATAATTCTTTTTTTGCTTTTCTTATACCACCATAAGTATATGTAAATGCGAAAAGTGTATCAGGTTCTTTTTTAACATGCTCTGCTACAAATTTATCATTTAAAGTATAATCACCAGGATTTAATATATCTGATTGATGATTATAAGCTTCTGCTTTGTATGGTAAGTTATGTTTAAATCTTGTGTGTCTTTCTAATTGATTATGATAAACACCGTCATAGGTGTTATGGTCGTGTAAGTTTATAGCAACAGCGTAAATTTTCATAATGTTCTCCTCATACTTATTTATTACAGTCCCATTACTTCTCTTATTTCGGGATCAATCATATCTCTAGACCACATAGGTGTCATTGTAATTCTAACAGTACATTTTAGTCCTGGAATACTATCAACTGCCATTTTAACTCCATTAACTATTTCATCTACTGCTGGACAAAAAGCAGACGTTAAACTCATTAATACAAATACGTATCTTTCAGAGGTAACCTTAACATCATATATAAGTCCAAGTGTATAAATGTCTGTATCAATTTCAGGATCATAACAAGTTTTAAGTTTCTCTGTAATATGATTAATATACTCTAAACGAGTTTCTTGGTGGTCTGTAATATCGTCTAGTGTAGCATTAAGTTGTGCGTCAACAGCGGGTTTAGGCACTCTTAAATCTGGATCATCTGTTTCATTCATAATTTACTCCTTATCTATTTAATATATTAGCGTACTTCTCAATAGGGAAGTGTCCCTTTGGTTGTACATACTCCTTACATGTTACACAATACTTTTCGTATTTAAATAATTGAAAATTCATCATCTTATCAATATTTTCTTTTGTCATAGGGAAAGACCTAGACAATTCGGTGTTATTTGCAAATTTTTTACTACAGTGTACTATGTGTCTTTTCTCAAAATCAATAACAGGCACCATTGGAAAAGCGGCACACATTTTACGGTCTATTTCAGCCGCCTGTTGGTGTACTTCTTCTACGTCACCTTTAGATGGTGTTCTACCATTAAATGCTTTGAACATAGTATTTTTATGGGCTAATTTCTTTTTAAATTTTGGATAGTTTGCTATATATTTAAAGTAATTAGGTGTTTTAAGTACTACGTTGTAGTTATTCATTTCATTTGGCTCTAAATATTCATAGTTACCTAATTTTTTTATTTCATCTGGATAAAAATCTAATGTTAAGTGTTCTACATATAATATTTCTGGATCTTCTAGTATTTCAGGATACCTTTTTCTTATAAAAGAGTTAGATAAAACTTGACAAATAAAATTAGGATATTCTTTTATCATTGATATAACTTCACGTAAGTTCTTAATTAAACCTGGTTCTCCACCAAGTAAACATATCCTAGTTTTATAAGGTTTTAAAGCCTCTAAACATTTTCTTAAAAAATTTAAATCTACTGTCAAGTTTCTCATTTCTAAAGTATAACTTGTACAATAGTGGCAGTCTTTATTACAAGACATTGATAGAAAGAAATCTACCGCTAAATAGTTTTTTTGTGCATATGTAAGATCAAACTTCATTACTAATATTTATTACCATTTTAAATCAAATGCCCATTTTTTTTCATAACACCAAAAACATTGGTGGCATTCTTTCGTATAGTTATCAGTTAATTCTGCTACACCTACACATGATCTTGTGAGAGGAAATATAGTCTCCATTAATTTTTCATCCTTAAATATAGCTGCTATAAACTTTTTATCAACATTAGCAAAAGGATGATACATCCTATAATCTATTGTGTTTTTAATTTTATCACTAGGGTTTCTTCTTGTTTCAGCCCATTTAAGCATTACAGGATATTTTTTTTGTACTTCTATTGGTGGATTATTGGTCATACCATTTACCACGTATGCGTCAGGAGCCACCAGGAGCCTTTGGTCTAACGGACCATCAATATATTTGACACGTAATTCTTCTTTTAATTTATTTAAAAATAAAGTTTTTGTCACCCTATTTAAAGTGATAAGTGTTAATAATACATTCTTCCGGTTAAAATATTCAATATAATACTCTAAAGTATGTCTACTAGGACAATATTTTTTTAATAAAGCTAAATGTTCAGACTTTGTACCATCTGCTTTATCTTGTTCGGTAGACCATTCTGGCCTTCTTTTAATGGCTTCTATTGCCTCTGGAAAGAGTGACTCGTCATTATCATTATAAGTTCCCCTTACCAAATCTCTAATATTATTATTAGGAAACTTACCTTTAACAATTTCTATAATTTTTTCGGCTGCCTGTATGTCATATGGATTATTAACATCTTGACAACTATATGGTATAATTTCCACTTCTGGAAATTTTTTACATATTAAATAAAGAATAGCAGCTGAATCCGTTCCGCCTGATAAGGCTAGTATGACTCGCTCTATTGGAAAGTTAAAAAACTCAATTTCTTTATCATCATAAGTTATAGACATTTTATATTCCTCAATATTATAATTTTTTGAATAAAAAACATCTACACTCCAATGTATCGTCATTAAAATAAGAACGATCTGTATATTTTTCTATAGATATAATATTATCTTTTTCTAGTTGTTCTATTGTATGTTTAAACCCTAATTCTTCCCATATACCAATATTAATAGTACAAGCAAAGTATCCGCCTGGTTTTAGTATTTCTATTATATAAGGTAAAGCATTATGTTTAACGTGTCCTTTAGTAAAAGTTCCGCTTGAAACAGCGGCGTCATACCGTGACACCACAGGAGATTTAGATTCATTAAGATTTATTTTAAGTAAATTCCTATATACTTTTTTTTTCTTTGCTTCTTCTAAAATTTTTTCACTAATATCCCAACCATCAATATTTTTAAATCCAAGGTTTGCTAATGCTTGTCCTGTTAAACCTGTACCAGTTCCGACATCAAGTATTCTAGCGTCAAGTCTTGGTAACACACTAGCAAGATCCTTTGCTACATGTTCAAACGCATTGTAATTAAGAACCTTAATAAGATGATTATCGTAATCGGTTGCCCATTTATTATAAAATTCCTCTGAATCTTTATCTGTTCGTATATTATATGCTTCAACTAAATGTGAATCATTATTTGGTATATGTACTTGAGTCATTATTATAATTTTTTATTTTGTTTTTTGATTAACTTGATAAGTTTATCTTTGGTAAATCTTCTATCTAATTCAATACCAATTTTTCTACCTATCTTCTCTAACTCTATTTTAGACTTCTTTGCTAAACCTTTAATATCAATTTTCTTAACTTCATTTGTTAATACTAAAGCATTTGAAAAGAATAAATTTTTTAATTTTCTAAAAATATTCATTTTTTCTCCTTTATATTATTATACATCTATTTATATCTCCACTAACTATTAATTTTTTCATAAAATAATTTATTAAATGCAATCTTCATTTTTTGTTTTGGTTTATCTTTAAAATATACTGGACCATAATCATACTCTGGCATTATATAAGTTTTCTCAACAATATATTCATACACTGGTTCATTATATTCATTAATTAATTTCTCATCAAATATATCACTAGTGCCTAATACTCTTTTCATCATTTGACAAGTCTTGATAAGATTTTGATCTGTTATAGGAACAGGATTTTCGTTACTGTCAATATAACTAATTTTATCTAAATCTGGACTTGCTATTATTTCTATCATAATGAGGCTAATATTGTATTACACGTTTTATCTATTTCTTCTTTTGTTAAGTATGGGTCAATTGGTAAGGTTAAAATTGTATCACCGGTTGTTTTACAATTAATACAATTATCACTTCTATGATCTATACTCTTGTACATAGGTCTTTCTGAAAGAGGTTTTTCATAATGAACATTTGCATTTATTCTTTTCTTTACTCTATTTCTTGTTTCTTTATCTTCAAACCTT